GCTGCCGGCGCGCCGCCTGCTGCGCCTGATAGAGAAGGTCGGCAACCCGCTGGTGGATCTCGTCCTCGTCGATCAGCTGCTGACCCATCTGCAGGTTCTGCACTTCAGCCTGCACCAGGGACATGATGTCCATCTTGACCGACGCCGGCACGGGCGGGTCAGGCTGCGGGTCGATGCCCCACGGTCGATCCGGACCCAGGTACACATCACGGAGCAATGAGTTTGCTCCCCGGCACTTCACCGCGACGAGGCGCGCATAAACCTCGGACCCGCCAAATTTCTTGATCTCGGAGAGCTTCTGAGGGTCGTACTTGCCCTCGAACATGCGCTGCGCCCGCAGCAGCCGATCGTTGAGGTTGTTCTCGCCCGAGTTGCGGGCATTCCGCATGATCTGCCATCGCGATCGTACAAACGCGCCCAGATCCGCTGGAAGTGGGTTAGGCCGCGCCGCCTCCGAAAGGATAGCTAAGCGTTGCCGCTCCTGCTCATCAAGCACGGCTGGACTGACGACGCGCAATAAGCCGGAGCCCCCAGCCCGGCTATAAGCGGGTGGGGTGGAGCTAGCGACACCGGCTAACGCCTGGGGCAACTCCATTTCCCCTAACGACGATGACTGCTATGGTTATTGAGCCGTTAGGCAAGCCCTGTCAACAGGCTCGCGGGTTCTAAATGGAACAGCCGACGTATCACGAAGTCATGTCGGACAGCGAACTGGTGATGAAATTCGCACTCGACATGGCACAGGGCATCTTCGGCCTCGGCGTTCTCGCTGTCCGCTATGGCTTCGTCAACCGGGTCGTCATGCTCCGGTTTATACAAGACAATCCTTATGTCCAAAGGCTGATCCAGCAATACAAAGCGGCTTATGAGAGCGACGACGCAGTCGAGCGCCGGGTGCGGCTCAAGGCCGGGCTATCGGTCGAGGCGCTGATCCCGCATATCGCGAACCTCGCCGGTATGAAGGAGACCCCGATCGGTCAGCGGATCGAGTGCTTTCATAAGCTAATGCGCGCCGCGGGGACCGATGGCGCGCCAGCACAGCCGAGCCGGTTCAGCGGCGACGGAGGTAGTGGCGGCACCACCTTCACGTTGAATTTTATCTGGAGTGACGGTCGTAAAGAGACAGTCCTCACCGGCACTCAACCCCCTCCAGTGATTGAGCATGAGGACGTGGCGTGAACCTCGACTACAAGCCGCCACCGACCGTCGAGCGGTTCCTGCAAAGCCAGGCTCTGGTGCGCGCCCTTGTCGGCCCGCTCGGCTCCGGCAAGTCGATGGGCTGTATCATGGAAGCTCTCAAGCGATCCGTGACGCAACTTCCCTATAACGGTGTGCGATACACGCGTGGTGCGTTAATACGCAACACGCTGCAGCAACTCCGCCAGACTGTCCTCGTCGACGTGCAGTCTTACCTGGGGCCGCTCGTACATTACTATGTTACTGATAGTACTATCCAGCTCCGGACCAAGCTGCCGGATGGAACTATGTTACATTCCGATTGGATCATGATCCCCCTCGACAGCAAGGAGGACGTGCGCCGGCTGCTGTCGATGCAGCTCACCTTCGCCTGGATCAACGAGCTGCGCGAGGTGCCGGTCGACGTCGTATCCGGTGTCATCGGTCGTCTCGGACGGTATCCATCCAAGCTGATGGGGGGCCCAACCTGGTACGGACTGATCGCCGACACCAACCCGTGGGACACCGATAGCCCGTATCATGACCGCTTCGTGCTGACGCCGGCCAAGGGGTGGGAGCTGTATCATCAGCCCTCGGGGCTCAGCCCCCAGGCGGAGAACGTCGAGAACCTGCCAGACGGTTACTACGACACCCTGGCGACCGACCGCGACGAGGACTGGGTCAGCGTACACGTCCGCAGCGAATGGGGCACCTCAAACGCCGGCATGGCGGTATTCCGCAAGAGTTTCCACGCCGAGACGCATGTCCGCGACATGCGTCCCGTGCTCAACCCCTACATGCCGCTGATGATCGGCCTCGATTTTGGCCGCACCCCGTGCGCCCTGATCTGCCAAGTCGACAACTATGGCCGGCTGCTCATCTTCAAGGAAGTCGTCACCGAGGGGATGGGCCTCATACAGATGGTGCGCGAGCACCTCAAACCGGTCCTCTATCAACCACCCTACAACACCAGCCGCGTGTTTATCGTCGGCGACCCGGCGGGGCAGCAGAAATCCCAGGTCACCGAGCAGACACCATTTATGGATCTGGAGGACGAAGGTTTTAAAGCATACCCGGCCTCGACTAACAACATCGATCCGCGGCTACAGGCAGTGGAACGACTGTTCCACCAGACCATTGTCGGCGAACCGGCAATCCAGATCAGCCGAGCTGGATGTCCAACCCTGATCCAGGCGCTGGGTAATAAATACCGGTATCGGAAACGTAGAGACGGGCAGTTCGACGATATTCCGGAAAAACTGCACCCCTGGTCGGATGTCTGCGACGCCCTGCAATACGCGGCGCTGGGGGTACAAAGCAACTACACGGCGCGGCACCTGCGGCGCGAGCGCCCGCGAGCGTACAGTCAACCAGTATCAGCTATGGGGTGGACGTAATGGTGATGGAAGATGAACACTACCAATATGACAACCACGCCAGAAAACTTCAAGGCTGGGATGCTATGAAGATCGGTCACCAGTCAACCTATAACTGCTCACGCCACGGCAAGCAGGGACCGGGACTATCATTTAACTTTCCTGAACGAAACGTTAATAAACACTACTGCATGGCGTGCGTACTCGACGCCTTAGACGAGTTCTGCCAAGAACTAACGGAGGTCAAGGATGGCAGATAAACTCCTAACCATCCCGCAAATCCGGCACTGCCTGCACGCGCTAGCGACGCGGCTGGCGGACGCCGAGGCGGAGGTCCCTTCAAGGTGGGAGCTGGCAAAGCTCCTGCGTCACCTAGCCGAGCAAACCAGGCGACGTAAGTCGACCCGCCGGGCCCCGCCGCAGCGCGCGCCACGACCGTCTACGCAAGAGGCCCAGGCCTTTATGGAGACGCACCCCGATGCCGACCAGCTGGAAGCCGCCAACGCCTTTGGCACCAACCAGGGACGCATCTCCGAGGCGCTGAACGGGTTCAGGGAGTAAATGACAACCATCGCCTATAAAGATCACATCCTCGCTGCCGACACCTCGATCAGCCTCGACAGCGGCGACTTCGAAGGCACTGCTGCCAAGCTGGCGCGCAGCCCGGCCGGGTCGCTCGCGGGTGCGGCCGGCGCGGCCAGCTGCTGCGCCTTGTTCCTGGCCCTGACCGCGAGCGGTCAGGTCGATAGCTGGCTCGACCAGGGACGGCGCGAGGGCGGCGTGCTGCGGCCCCTGGACCTGCCCCTGCCCCTGGACCTGCACCTCGGACCCAGCGGCTTTGGCGCGCTCTACGTGCATTACAGCGGCCTGGTGTACGCGATCAGCGCCACCCTCCTGCCCTACAGCTACGCCGCCCCCTTCTATGCGGAAGGGAGCGGCCACGAATACGCCAAGGGGGCGATGAGTGCCGGCGCCAGCGCCGAGGAAGCGGTGCGGATCGCCGCCCGATGGGACCGCCGCACCAACGAGGAGGTGCAAACCTTGATATTCAAGGGGTTACGATGTTAGATGATCAACCAACATGGGCAGTGTTGTATAGAAAACGATGCCGCTTGTTCTACTCACCAAGCAACGCTACGCGCGCATTCAATCACGCTAATGTTGGAGCATCATTATGGGTCTTCGGCCCATTCGGATGGCGTGATATAGCATTTGTATCTGAAAAAACCGGCGGGGTGGCACCTCACCCCCTACCAGGAGCTTCCACCCATGCCCAGTAAAACTCCCAAACAAGCCAAAACCATGCGGGCCGCCGCGCACAACCCGGAGTTTGCGAAGAAGGTGGGGATACCGCAGAACGTCGCCAAGGATTACGCGCGTGCCGACCAACGGCCGGCAGCCGCGAAGTACGCGGCGGCGGACAAGGGGAAAGCGATCAGGCGGGGGACACCCCGTCGACGGTAACGGTGATGCACTTATATCAACCGGTCGGGGTCGACCGGCTCGATGC